TAATTATTTAAAATTTGCCAGTCAGGTAATTTTTCATTATTGTCTAAAAAATTTTGATTTTCTATATAAATACCAAAAAAGTTTTTTATAAAATTAACTGCGGCGGGCAGGCTATAAGCATCAGAACCACCATTAATCTTTATTATAAGTTGAAACAAATCAAAATAGCCATCATTACATTGTGTATAACATCTAAATAATTTTGTATTTTCATAATAATATAATTTATGACTATCACCACAGTGACATATAGTTCTACATATAATTATATCATCTCTTTGAACGGGTTCCGCATTAAGTGAATAAAGTAGCTCAAATATCTGGTCAGTTGTTAAAATTTTTTTAATTTCTTCTATTTCATTCACTTAATTCAACTCCCTTCTAAAATGCAGAGGCTGTCATTGAAGGATCGATTCTAATCTTCAAATCTGGAACCTCTTGTATCTGATAATTATAATCAGTTATAAACATTGGTTCAATACGACAAGTACCTCTTTTGCCATTACACCAAAGTAAAATATCTTTATATTGACCACGTCTATTTTTATAAACAGACATTTTAATATTTGGCATTACTATTGATGGATCTGATACTTGAAGTTTTGTTACAATACCTTTAAGTGCATTTTTATCTTCTTGAGATGTTTGAAGCATAATTGCACCATAATCTATTTTATCAGCTATTGATTTGGCACCTCTTAATAAATTTTGGTCATATACTTGAGCTTCTCTATATTCAGCATTTAACTGAGTAGAAGTCATAATAAAAACACCATATTCATTACATAAATCTTTTAATCTTACTGCAATTAAAAAAAGTATATTATCTTCTCTTAATCCTTTTATTCCTGCACGAGAAGTTATTTCAGTTAATATTTTCATTGATGTATGAAGATAATCTAAAAATATATATTTAGTTCCCCATTCATGTATAGCATATTTAATTGTATTCTCAATATCTTGTAAATTAAAGTCAGGTAATTTCTTAATATGTAGATGAGATTTTTTCATAAGCCCAGCTGCATATACTACACGATCCCATTCATCACCTTCATATTTATTATATAAAATATGACCTTCATCTACATTAGATAAAAATGCTAACATCATAGTTTGAATTTCATCTATTTCCTGTTCTGTTGTTATAAATAAAGCTGGTTCTCTTGTATAATTTGGTACCCATTTATTATCTTTTTCACTAAATATTTCATCACAAGCTATATTACAGCAATCAGCTATCATCGCACGAGTTTTACCAACACCTGTAGCTGCGGAACGCAGATATAATTTCTTTAGGCGGGCGCCGCGCGTGATAGTATTTATATAAGGTCCATATAGTGGGTATCCATCTTCTGGTATCTCTTGTAATTTTCTTAATAATTCAAGTGCACCATCTCCAGCTTGAGTATAATTATTTTCAGCTGTATCTACATATTTTATTTTTATATCATCAATTTTTTTATCTATTACTTCAGATATTTCTTCAAGAGTATGACTATCAAACCAATCCTCTTGCACTTGTTTCTTTTTACTATCTAAAATATTATCAGCATCATATAACCAAGATACATCTAATCCAATACTATTATACATTCTTAATAAAGTCATTTTTTTCATTCTATTATAATAATATTCAAAAGTAGATAGTTGAACTGTTTTTGAAACTGTATCTAAATATTCTCTTCCCTTATTGGCTTGATAAACTCCTAATGATTGAGGGCGTTCTCTTAAATAATCTTCAATAACATTTATATTTATATCTTTAGCTCCCATTGCATGGAGATTATACATTGTTCCAAAAATTATTCTATGAAATTCTTCTGTAAAATCATCAAGATTAAATTTATATTTCTCATTATCCAATAATGATGGATTATTATATACATTTCCAATTATCTGAACAATAGCAGGAATATCTACATATTTATTGTTCATTTACTCCTCCTCTTTCCAGAACTCCATAAGTTTTGGTGGTGCATTATATATTGTTGGAGGAGGTATGACTACTTCCTCTACTTTTGGCTTATAGTGTTCTAAATCAATTTTATTGTTGGCTTGTTCGGCATTATATAAACTAAGATAATATTCTTTAGCTTCATCATATATATAAGGCACTATTGCAATTCCATAATTTTTATCTTCAAATCGCTCATTTCTTACTTCTGTCCACCATTGTAAAGTTTTTAATATTCCTGTATAACTTAAATCAAAATTTTCTCTAAAAGTTTTTATTTGTTTAGTTATTGTTGCATTTAATACATTTATATCAAATAAGTTTTTAATATAATTTTCTAATTCTTCATAATCTTTTTCAGCTTGAGTTTTAGATGCTTGCACTCGTTCATGACAATGTTTATGTGCATAACGATACACATTTGGATTTGGTTGCACTGCTTCACTTTTATCTAATGTTCCTTTACAATAAATACATTTTACAATTTGTTTAGCCATCTAATACTCCTTTCTAAAAATTATTATTTCTTTATTTATTATAACATATATTTTTAATAATGTCAAAAAGAGCGTTAGCCGCAAACTAACGCTCTGTAGTTGGAATTGTACTATTTAGTTTTCTCAAGTTCTTTTAAGTCATCTACTATTAAGCTTAAAGCTTCAGCTTGTTCTCTTGACATTTGACTTACTTTTTGTCCTCTACCAAGATATTTATCAGTAATTTGAATTATTCTTGGTTGGTAATAAGATGTAAACTCATCATCGCCTTTTGCTATAAATTTGTTTACTATTGTTTCAAATTCTAACATAAGTGCATCGAAGTCATAATCTTCTTTAGATTCAGTAAATAAATTACTTCTTTCATCTGTAAATAATTCTGCACCTTCTTCTTGAGCTTGCTTATCAATAGCTTCAGCAATAGCATCAACTAAATTTTGATAATTAAATTCAATACTATCTGGAGTATATTTAAAACGACTTCCAGCTAAATATCTATCATTAGGTCTAATAAATAATCTTGTTTGATTTTTTCCTTCACTATCTTTTACTACCCTTGAATAACCTATAATATCTGTCATTCTTGCTATAACATTTCTTGCTCTTTTGTCAAGTGTAGGAACTATTTTATTATATTCATTTCCTTGTTCATCTTTGAATGTTTTATCATCACTATGGCTTATTACAACTAAACCATAATCTAATTGAAGAATACTTCTTAAACACTCATCATATTCAGATGAAATCATACCATAACCTTTTCCAAAAGGAATATCACTTACAGTATCTACACCAAATCCTCCGTCTGGTCTTTTTGCATTATCACATATATATCTTGTGCAATAATCATATGCAATATCTGCAGTATCTATAATAATTGTACTAAATTTTTTCTTTACTTCTTCAGTTTTTAATTGTCTTAAAACTTTTCTAAATTCTGCCCAACTGTTAATAGGTTGCGCCATAATTCCAGGGATAGCATTATAACCTTTTTCAAAAGCAAGTAATAATGACTCTGGGAATCGTGCGGCAGTGGTTGTTTTTCCAGTTTTTGGATCTCCATAGAAGAATACTGAATAACCTCTTAAATCTCTACTAACTTTGTGGGGTTGTAAGTTTAATAAATCTATATCTGCCAATTTTATCTTCTCCTTTTACCTATATAATTTTATCGAATAAGAGAAGGTTCACATTAAAATGTGAAACCTCCTGTAGCTACTGTGTTAGATGCAGTTGTTGCGGCTGCCGCAGTGTTACCTGCTGCTTTTTGAGCTTTATATTCTTCGTTTCTTTTCTTAACATCAGCTAACATAACCTCTCTGTCTTGCATAGCTTTTTTAACTTCTTCAGCTGTTAAGATTTTTTCATCTCCAAAATCATATGGTGCTTTAGGAGCTCCTGTAACTGCCCATTCTCTTTCTACTCTATTATAAGTTCTAACTGCTGGTTCACCGAATGCACTTTCAATTTCATTTGTTACAGTTTTAGTTTTGCAATTAATATTTCCCCACACCCTTGTAAATACTGGGTTTGCACTTGTTGCACCTAAGTTTTCAAAGTAATCCATACCTGCTTTATCAGATATTGTGTATTGTACTGGCATTAGGTCATTTCTAAAGTTAAATATTGCTCCAGAAATTACTACATGCTCTTTAATTTCTTTTTCTTCGTCAGCTTCTACTCTTTTAACATTTGTGATAAGAATATCTGTATCAAATGTATTTCTTTGAGCCTCATCAGCTTTTAATTCTCTAGCTGTTGAGATAAATCCACCTTCAACTCTTTTTGCAGATACTAATTCATCATTTTGATTATAAAAATCATTTAATGCTACTGCTGAGTTTACAGAGATTTTTTCAGCTAAATCTTTTCCAACTGTTGTTACAGTTTTATTTTCGTCTAAAATTCTTTTTAATGCTGTATAAGTTGAAGATTTTGCTCCACTTTTAGTTTCTTCTGTTACATATGTGAAGTGAACTGGGATAACATTTAAACATTCTTCATCTACAGCTATTTCTAAATTACCAGCTATATATTTAGTTCCTGGTGTCTTAGATGTTGGTCCAGACTCTCTTTCTGCTAAATCATGTGAATAAATTCTTCCTTCAATATGTGTACTATTAACCATTTTTTTCATATTTACTCATTTTCTCCTTTACTTTTATTTAATTATTTTATTTTATACATTTATATTATAGCAAAAAATTTTTGATTAGTCAATATTGAAGTTCATTCCTGCGTC